CTCTTTAAAAAAGAGCTCTCTTTAAAAAATTCTCTAAAAATCTGTAATATGTGGGTTAATATAAATAATTATAAAGACTTTAATATACAGCATACCCATCCAACGTGTTTACTGTCTGGGGTGTATTATGTTAAGAGTCCATTGGATAGTGGATCTCTTAATTTTTTTCATCCGGCTGATTCTCTAATGCAGAGTGACTGGTTTAAGTTTGAAAGGGAAGATTATAATAAATATAATTCTCCGAATTGGCATTTTGAACCGAAAGAAAATATGTTAATTCTTTTCCCAGCGTGGTTAGAACATAGTGTTTCACCTAATCTAAATAAAAAGGAAAGAGTTTGTATCTCTTTTAATTTAAAATGAATAAAATTTTTATAATGGTTTTTACATTTCTAGGGTTGATGACTCTTCTATCTTTGTATATGTTAGTGGTGGTATTATGATGAATAAAAAAGACATTGAGGACCACCATAAAATGGTGGAAAAATATTCTAAATCCTTGAAAACACTACCTAAATTGAAGCAGGATATTATTAAGTCTGTGACACAGAATAGCCTAAATAGAAAGTATGGGGATCTCGTAGAAAATATTATCACTCGAAAATTAAGTGAATGATTGGTTTATTTTTTTTAGGGATAGGAGTAACCATTGGTGGATTGTTTATTGGTTATTATATAGGATTTAAGAATGAAGAAGAACGAAAAGTATAAATACGTTCAGGGCTCACGATCCACGGAACACGGCTCACGGAGCTATGATGTAGCCGGAGAAAAATTACCTTCAGTCACAACAATACTTGCAAAAACTAAAGATCAGAGTTATTTAACCGCCTGGAAACAAAAGGTTGGTAATGAAACAGCAGAACAAATTAAGAATCTATCTTCAAAGCGAGGGACTAGTATGCACAAATTCTTGGAGAACCATATCACAGGAATTGGGTACGATGATCTTACAGGGATCGGACAAGAGGCGAAGCCCATGGCCAACAAAATTATTGAGATTGGTCTTGCGCCTGTGGAAGAATACTATGGCTCTGAAGTTACATTATATTATCCTGGGCTTTATGCTGGGTCTACTGATCTCGTATGTCTACACAACGGCATGGAATCTATTGTAGATTTTAAACAGTCTAATCGTCCTAAGAATAAAGATTGGATAGATGACTATTTCTTACAAATTGCTGCATACGCCATGGCCCATGACTATGTCTATAGATCTAAAATTAGACAGGGTGTAATCATGATATGCACACCAGATTTATACTATCAAGAATTCAAAATACAGGACTCAGATCTCCGAAGTTGGAAGCACAAGTGGCTTCACCGCCTGGACATGTACAACAAACAAAGAGCATAAGTATCGACACCTAGGGTGTCGATAGGGTGTCGATACCCCGTCGATAGGGTGTCGACATTTTTTCCAAAGTGCGACATAAATGTACAATTAAGGCAGAAAAACCATCTTTTCGCCACAATTCTGCCATAAAGTATCGACACTTCGACACCCCTTCGACACCCTATCGACAGGGGGGGTGTCGATACTTTTTTCCTTATATACCAACGGTTATAGGGCGATTTCAGGGTACTTCGACACCCTCAGCACTTTTTTTATTTTTAGCGCAGTGAAAAAAAATTTTTACCTTTATACTGTCGATACCTGTGTTACATATAATCATGCCTAAGAAAAGAAGAAAACAAGTCGTTACTCACACATCTCCCGAAGTGCCTTTTCCTAAAGTCCGAGTGGAGTGGATCGATATCTTGAGTGATTCGGGCTGGGCTAGCGATAAAGAATTTGATAAAATGAAACTAAGTTTTCCGGTGAACGAAGGTTGGTTATATAATAAGGACAGATATGCAATTAAATTATTTGCTTCTTATGACAAAGAAGACGATGGCACTTTTACATTTGGAGATAGAACTATGATTCCACTTTCTGTCGTTAAAAAAATTCAGAAGATCTAATGGGTAATATTTTCTACGCTTTGGTTATTGTCCCTTTGATGGCCTTCTTCGCTTTCCTCTATGTCCTTGGTCTCTTCATACGTCGTTGTTGGGAGTTTTTTAAGGAGTGGTGTAGAACTTGCTTTAACTTCTTTTTTAAGTTGTTCAATAGGTTTCGCATCTAGTATTGGACTGTATTGGTCTACAATTTCTTTCATTCTAGTTTCTAATTCTTGTTCAGTCATGTCTTCCAGCTTACCAGTTTTAATAATTTTTTGTTCAATGTAGAGACCTGCAGCTTTTCCTCTAGAGACTTCTGCGTTAACAGCCGATGAGAAGCTACCTTTTTTGAGAGCTTCTTCTCTAAGTCTTGCAAGTTCTTTGATATGTTTTTCGAATGTAACTTCATATTTGTTTTGTACTTCCTCTCTTAACTCCCCTATAAATTTAACTACTAATGGATATCTTTTTGGATTTCTTAATTCACTAGCTCTGACTCGTGCTGATTCTTCTGCATAGCCTGCCTCCTTTGCGCATTCGTAAGGAGTCATTCTTCCTTCGTTATACACATATAATTCTGAGAATCTTCTTTGCTGATCTGTGAGTCTTTTTGGTACGCCCATTTTACTCCTTTTGATTCCTATTAACCCATACGTGCTTACTTAAGAACACGTATGAGCAAAACCTGGCGGAATGTATAGGCCGGCCGCAGACCGCTGATTTTTCTCATATTAAAAAGGCCTTGTTTGAACTTCGTGTGGTGGAGTCCATCCAAACAAGACCAAGCTTGACTTTTACAGTAAATTTAAGTACAAGTCAAGTATGAATAATGAAAGAATACTAGATACGATGGATGAAGAAGCCTATCGAGAGCTTCTAGTTGAAAATAAATCCTTAAAAAAACGAGTTGAAGAAGCCGAAGGGGAAGTCACCCTTATTAAAGGCATTGGTATGAACTCTCCGGAAATGCGGGCGGCAAAGACTAGGATTGTAGAATTAGAAAAGCGATTGGCTAGTGCGTTAGAGATTAATGATAGTCACCAGAGATATAATTCAAGATTGCAAACCACCTTGAGTGAAGTTCAAGAAGATAATAAGAAGTTGGCTCACCAAGTGGCAGATCAATTAGATAGATTTAGAAAAGCTGGTGGACTCTAAAATTATAAAAGGACGTGGCAATCCTAATTGGGGTGGTGCACAATTAGAGTCTAAGCTTATTGAGAAATATGCTGATGAGTGGTGTAAAAAGAATGGTTACCCTTTGATTAAAAGAAAATATGTTTATAAAGGTAATTGGAAATTAGTAGATATAAAAAGATGAATTAGTTATGTTGAAGTCACAAGAATTAGAAAAGATCATTCGAAAGTTTAATGATGGTAGCCCTGTTGCTATGGATTCAAGAGTTTCAGTTGAAACTCCTGATGGTACAATGTGGGACATTGGTCAAATTTTTTTAGCAGAAAATAAAATCATTGGAGTGAGGGAAACACACCGGATTGTTATTCGGATTAATAAGGAAATTGCCCCACCCGGTAAGGTAATTGGAAAGCTCTAATTACTTTAAAATGAAATGGCTCCTGAACGTAAACTCTGGCATGAACTTAAGAAGAATTGTGCTCAAATTAAGTGGACAAGGATTGAAAATTTCGCTGGGGTTGGCGTGCCTGATCTATTGGGCTATAATGATTCTGGCACCTTTTTCACAGTAGAATTAAAAGTCACAAAGAGTAATAAAATCAGATTTTCACCGCATCAAATTGCGTTCCATACAACACATCCCAAGAATACTTTCATCTTAGCCAAGCACCTTGGTCAAGGGTGCTTGATACTTGTTCCAGGGTCCAAGATTCAGGATCTTTTAAGGGAAGGCTTTGCTTGCTCGTCCGTTGCTCGTGCTTCGTGGTCCACGGTGCTCGAGACTTTGCTCGCTTGTTGATTGCTCGCTTGTTGCTTGAGCTTCTCTGCTTGCTTGTATATTTTTCTTAACTCTGCGTAGTACTTAGGATGCCTGATAACGTACGTCATGACTAGTGTTTGCCATAACTTATATTAGATATATTTTTATTCCAGCAATTTCTGCATTCTTTGCATTTGCCGCCTTGAGATGGGGCCGGGCAGCTGGCGCCCTTGGTAACCACTGTCGACGTGTTGGGCCAACAGCTGGGCTGCGGTCCATCTACCTTCGAACCGGACAACCTGATCACCAGGTTGTCCGGAACTTCAACAGGAGACACAGCCAGCAGGTATTGACGCTCTTGAGTCGGGAGCCAGTGATTGGTGCCCGGCGTTAACCTGCAGACTTCAAAAATTTTACGTAAATGCTCAACTGACTGGATGTCGCCGGCATCGTGCCACCTGAACCACTTCTGGCGCTTGATCTGTGCAACCATTGCCGGGATCCATGAGTCATGGCCCAGGCTGTCCAGTCTATAGTACTGAGCTTTTTTAATTGCTGGATATCTTATATAATTTCCTTTTAATGCATAGCAATTGTAACACGGTGTGCCGGGGACCTTGCGCAGCTTTGAACCAGTCTGACATGCCCATGCAGGCAGGCTGTAACTTAGGCCTGGCATTTTGGTTGTACGGGTCATGGACCCGGTGATTGCTTGAGCTTCTTTAACTTTCATCCTTTATTATCCTATTATCATAGTCTTGCTTGCTTGTCAATTCTTGCTTGCTGCTTGTTGCTTGAGACTTCAGGCTTTTAAAAAACTTTTCACAGCTGGCCAGGTAGGCCCGCGGCAGCTGTTCGTGCGGCCGCAGGAAATAGTGTGTTAGGTCGTTGTGTTTAATTCTCTTCTTCATCTGCATATGCTGTTATGTAGTCTCCCAGATACTGTTTAACTTCGATCATTGCCTGCTCTTCAGCGTCTTGCTCATCTTCTGCATCAAAAGTTAAATCAAATCTTTTAACATGCTCTTCGTCAACGCTTAATGATACTCTGTATTTTTTGCTCATTAGTTTGCTTTCTTTGCTTTGCCACCTTGTATCATTACATTGTCACCGTCAAACCCTGCTTTGCTCAACATCTTTCCAATTTGACCGATCATTTTGACCTCAGCGTGCTTTTCATGTTTGTCTTTGTATTTTATATATTCCTTGTTCAGGCTCACAGGCTCAAACTTGGTATAATAAAACAAAGTTCCGCGATCGTAACCATCTTTGACTGTAGTATGTTTTTGAGTTGCTACATGCCATCTATTATCTTTGAACAAGTAAATGTATTCAATGTGAATATCTCCACGCATTGACGCCATATACATATACTCATTGCGGTAAGTTCTAGCTGGGTCTTCTTTCCTGTCCCAGTCTCTGGCGTAGAAACTACACTCATCCAGAGTATCACCCAGGTAACTGGCATCTCCATGCTCAAAGAGCTTAGATGCTAGTTGTCTATTGTTGTAATTGTCCACCAGGCATTTTCCAACGCCGTATGGATACCCATCAGAGTGAACGTATATTACTTTCACCTTCTTAGTCTTTGGGTCTTCTATTGCTATATTGCTTCTTGTACTCATGTCTTTCTCCTTTGTTAATTTCTTATCCTATCATATGTAGGATCCATTGTCAAGCTTGTTGCTCGTTGCTTGACCAGTGTTGTCCTGTTCAGGCAAATTACTCATTCTAGTTTTGTAATCCGCCCCGCACCGGTGGCATCGCGACCTGAACTATAGCGGTTTATTTCCCGCAGTTACAACACCTGATCCCAGATCCAACAGGTAATGACTTCCCCCCAGTGCACTGGTTGTTGGATCAGGGATCAGTTCTGGTCGTTGGTAATTTGAAGCAAGCTTAAAGTACTTCACAACCAGAAGTTGTCCCTGAGGCAGTTATTATAAAGGCTCATACCTCAGGAGCCTTTATCCAACATAATGCTTGACAAAAGAATTGTCAAGTGTTAATTTCAAATCATGCAAATAAATAACAGAAAGGCAAAAATGAGTAGAATAAGACTGAACCAAGAGTACAGAAACAAGATCGCAAATCGTATGCGAGTACACTTGGAACAAGAGGACACAGTAGAAAAACAAAAGTATGATGATCTCAAAGCAAATCAAATTGATATAAATGATGGTGC